GAACTCAGGCAGCGAAAGGGTTGCCCTGTTCTTGAGTTCAAGGATGTAAGTTTCTCCCGCGATAACAGTAACGATGTCGCCCTCATCCTTTGCCCCAGCTTTAGACAAACGCTCTGCCATAACTCCAGCCTTGCGGAGCCACTTCATTACGTCTGTCTCAAACTGAGAACCTTTAGTCTTGTTGTACTGACTCATCTACCAATACAACCTTGTTGATTTTATAGATGACATTGCCTTCTTCATCTTTAACTAATTCGACAATACCAGATTGCAATAGAGCACCAACGAAGTTGGTCAGGTCTACCTTGAGTGCATCAACATCTGCACGTAATCCATCTGTTTTTAGATTATCTCTGTACTTGTTCGTTAACTGTCCTTCAGACATTGTATCCTCCTTGGTATCCTGCGATTGTATCCTTGCGTAACATCCAACCAAACTCATTCTGATCTGATATCTGTACTGCTGCATAGTTTACCAGTAGCTGTGCGTATTTACTGCCGTCTGCAGTATGAGCGCCAAAGCGATTCTTAACTGGTGCAACCTTGAGTATGCCTTGTGTTGGGTCATAGCCCAGTGTAAGTATCAGTGCAGGTAACTGACTAACCTTTCCGTGAATTGCTCTGCGATGAGGTGGGTTTGATGGTGACCCATACTCTGACTGTTCTGATACGTGATGGAGTACTAATACACAGGCCTCAGTCTTGCGTGCCATATCGTGTAGCTCCATCATAATTGCTCTAAGTCCAGCCCACTCGTTGTCTGTCTCAGCAGTTATGTTCATCAAGTTATCAATGACAATCAACTCAGGTGGCTGTCCATAGAGTTCAACGTAGGCCCTTATCTCCAACTCTAAATCATCTATGTTAGGAGATGAATCAAAGACCCACTTGATATGTGAAAGTTTGTCCAAATGTGCATTGTAGTACTGGCTATTATCTGAAAGGTTTGCCTCCACAGTTACCTGTGAATGGCCGGATAGATGCGATACAGACCTCATCATTACTGTCGTTGTATCGGTATCTGCTGAAAAGAAAAGCGTAGGTACTTTTGCTTTGATTGCATAGATCAGAGCGAACATAGACTTACCAGCATTCGGTGCTGCAGCTACCATACATACCTGGCCTCTGCGAAACTTAATGCCTTCTGCTTTCAATCCTTCCCACACGTCAGGTAGCGGTGTTGCTTTGGTAAGCACACCACTCCAAGCGCGGGAAAGATTAAGCACTCTTCCAGTCCTTTACTCTAATCTTGTTTTTTGTACGCAACAAGGTACGTTCGTATTCAGTTAACCCACCCCAGATACCAAAGCGTTCGTTCTTAATACCCCACTGAGCGCACTCAGTTTTATGAGTGCAACTCCTGCAAATTGATTTTGCATAAGAAGGATCTAATAGCTTACGGTTTTCTGGGTTGTCTCTTTCAGGAAACCAGAAGTCTCCACCAATCTCTGCACATAGCGGGTTCTCGTATTCACGAGGCTCCCGCATTGTTTATCTAACCCAGATAGTGTCGCACTTGTCTACTGCACCCTTTGGTGCAGCACACATATAGCCCTTCCAAGGTCCCTTAGCTGATGTACCTGAACGGAAGGCCATCTCTCCGTGACGGCACGTGTGTGCCTGTCCATTAGATTGAACTGCTACTGGTTGTGCTTGCGGTGGTGTTTCAAATTGTCGTGCAATTGATTCAACAGTTGGTGCTGGTGCTGATGCACCACCGAGTAGTTCCCTGCCTGTTGTTTTAATAAGAGTAGATACCATTGCTAGATCTGTTAGACCAACCTCTAGGTCTTTGACATCCTTTGCGTAAAGATTGATGAGTGTTCCATCAGGCAACTTATAGTTGACCTGGAACTTTGTTCCTTCTACTGACATTTACTTACCTCCACTTTGTTTTACAGATAAGCGATGACTCTCAGCGCCTATCTTCTTAGGGACATACCCTAAAAGTTTCTCTACTTCTTCACTATCAACAGTCTCGCGCCCTCTGACAGTGCTCCAACTTACTTCGATACCAGAGTTAGTAACTCCTAGTAATCCTTCAAAGGTTGCCTTCAAAGAATCTTGTTCTTTCTCTAGCTCTTTAATCTGTAATGCTAACTGTAAATACATCAGTGCATTCCTGTCAATATCAGGATCTGCAATGACTACATCAGTCACTGGTGTACGTTCTTTTTTTAGACCAACGCATCCCATCTGCCCACTTGCGTCATAGAACTTACAATAGAACTGGCAGTAACTTGCATCTTTCTCTGGTGCTGGTGCCTCTGCTGCTTCTTTAACAGCCGCTAGCCAACCGAGTGCCTCTAGTGCAATGGACTCATTGTAGTCTTCGGTGTGAACCTTGACATCTCTTTCGTCCCCGTCCCTGGCAATTGCTACCAGTGACACTCGGTTGACCGCATAGCCGTTGTTAGCTAGGAGGTAGCCGTAAAGCTGTACTTGCCACCGTTGTTGTGTTGATGGAAAGTAAGAAAGGTTCCGGACCTTACTTGTCTTCCAGTCAATGACATCACCAGTACCAGGTACAAAGCAGTCAATGTGTGCTTTCATTCCATTGTATTCAGCTTCAACTTCAACTAATACATCTGGATTATCAGCTAATGCTCTTTCAATTTCTGCGTGAATAGCAGTACCCATAATCGCTGCAAGTTTTAATTCGTTATCGTTAGTTTCAGGTTGGTCATTAAGGCGATACCAAACCTTACGTCGGCAACCACCTACCTCTGATGGACCAATCTGTACTTGTGTTGAACGTGAGCGCTTTGCATCGCCTGCACGTAGCGCAGTAAGTAATAGTTCTTTAGGATCAGTAACGCTCACTTCTTGTACTTCCAATCTACCCATAAATCAAATGCTCTGGCGATTAACATTCCAACCATTAGACCAATAAGAAATGTCGTCATACTCTGAATGCTCCAGTTTCTTGTGCATCATTGTATAACTTGTAAGCAAGTCTGCACGCTAACCAACCTTGTTGATGCCAGTACTGTGCAGCGTATTCTTCTGTCATATGAATGTATTTAACTTCATCTTCCATAGCTCCTCCTAGAACCGTTCTTGTACCACCAACTGTAAGGGCTTGTTCGTATTGGCGTCAAGCACCGAAGCAATCTCTACGGCTCTACGGGCGTGTCTCTTTGCATAGGTTAAGTCCATATCAGGTTTGACAATTGAATACAGGTAGCCAAGAGCAAGCTGACCCCCAGAACCAATGCCATACGCTCCGTGATTTGCTTGGAAAAAAGAGAGATCACAAGCAATACGAAAGATATTACCGTTAAAAGCAATGAGATAATCGAAGCCATCATCTTAGTCCACCTTGTTGTACTCGTAGTTGTTGTCGGTAAATGCTTGGATAATACTGGGTATGATTCTCTTTCCCATAAACTGCGCTGGGTCTTCACCTTTATACAGTGGTGGCTTCCAGTTGTAGGAAAGAATATCTCCTGGCCTAGTATCACCTGAAAGACCAATGAGATACTTACCAACCTCAACTATCTTTGGCGTACTAGTGGCAAGAGTTACTAGATTGTCCTCAGTAATCTGTGAGTCAGCTACTAGGACCGCGTAATCAATACCTTCAAGCGCCGCGATAGTCGTCAATTGTTTCTCTTTCTCATATTACAAAGTGCGTGAGATGGACGTATGTTCTCCAAGGTATCTGAACCGCCTTTGCTTAATGGAATAAGATGATCGAATTGTAGACCTAGTTCCCATCCATCTGCAGTATAGGCTTGTCTAGGCGCGTTGAAATCTATTGGCTCTAGGCATATGTGGCAGTCTCTTCCGTGTGTTTCAAATACTTCTTCATCCGTGTATGGGATGTGACCATTAGACTTCTTAAGCGCCTTGCGCTTGGATGCCATACGTCGGCTGTAACCTTTAATCTTATCTGGGTTACTAGATGCCCAACGTCTATTGATTTCATAAACTTTCTTAGGATTACTGGCGTAGTATTCTCTACGACGTTGAGCATTAGCAGCTTTGCAATCTATACAAGGCGGGGTCTTTAATCTTAAATGAAGCTGATAACCCGAGTGTGTTCCACAATTCATACTAGTATTGTAACACACTACGGCGTGTCTTAAGACACTTACTAGGCTTCGTGTGTAAACTATGAGCCGTGAGGCGAATTAAACCGGTGAGCGCCCTCACGGGGCGCACCGACAGTAACCGTACAGTAACCCTACGGTTCCGTCTACCAACCCTGCCATCGTTTAGATGGCGTAGGA